TGTGTCATATGGCAGCTAACTGTCTATCTCAAGGTAAGAGTGTACTCTATATCACTCTAGAGATGGCAGAGGAACGTATTGCAGAACGTATTGATGCGAACCTAATGGGTGTGTCTATGGAAGACTTGCAAGACCTTCCTAAACAGATGTTTGACAGTAAGATGGATCACATTATCAAAAATACTACAGGAACACTTATTGTAAAAGAATATCCTACTGCATCAGCTAACTCTGCTCACTTTAGGGGTCTGATTAAGGAACTTGCAATTAAGAAGAGCTTTAAACCAGATATCATTTTCATAGATTATTTGAATATATGTGGATCATCACGATTTAAAGGTGCTGCTAATATTAACTCTTATACTATGATTAAGTCAATTGCAGAGGAACTACGAGGACTTGCTGTCGAGACTAATGTACCTATCATGAGTGCGACACAGACGACTCGATCAGGCTTCAGTAATAGTGATGTAGGATTAGAAGATACTGCTGAATCGTTTGGACTGCCTGCAACTGCTGACCTTATGTTTGCACTTATTAGTAATGAAGAACTTGATGCACTTAACCAGATCGCAGTTAAACAGTTAAAGAATCGTTATAATGACCCTACTAGCAATAAGAGATTTGTGATAGGTATTGATCGTGCTAAGATGAGACTATTTGATGTGACGCTTGAAGAACAACAAGGCCTTGCAGATAGTAATCAGACAAAAGAGATAGATAAGTTTGCAGAACCTATCTTTGACAAGACAGACTTTGGTGAGGGTTGGACAGTATAGTTATGTCTGAATCAATATCTTGTAAACACTGTGCAAGAGAGATTGTAGAAAGCGTACCAGAAAATGCAGGGTATGTTGCTTGTGCTGGTATGGAGTGTGGCCATATGCGTGTGTATGGATTAGATAAAGAAGATTGCCGTCAGGTAATTTTGAGAAGTGATTTGAAATTATGATGCTAAAAGATGTATTTATAACTATACCACCAATGTGGAGCGGTATGGGAACATGGGCTTATTCTGGTGAAAAAGAAGTAGAACCAGATGGAAATAATGCTAAAATGTGGCACTATCTAATTGCACCAGATAACACTAAAATTGATATCAATCAATACTTTGGGCCGTATTATATACCCAATAACTCTGAGATAGAAGATTTAATAACAGAATTGCCAGAAGTGAGGAGGCATCTTGGAGAAATATAAATTAATTATAATACTCCTTCTAATAGAAATAGCTTTACATATATTAGAAGTTATTATCGATATAAGTCAATATGTCTCTTGACATTTAACACACATACTGGTATAGTCTTAATATGAACTTTTATACAAACGTGCTCCAATGGGGCAACCAACTTTTTGTGCGAGCTGTTGTCAACGGTGAACGTCAAAACTTCAAAGTCAAATATCGTCCAACACTATACTCTCCTGTGCCTGGCAAAGAGACAGGGTATAAAACGCTGGACGGTGTTTCTGTATTGCCCACTGAATTTGATTCTATCAAGGAAGCAAAGGATTGGGTTAGTAGTCACAAGAATCAACCTGAGCTGGTGTATGGTAACACACAGTTTGCATATAACTATATCGCTGACACTTACAAGGGTGATGTTAAATGGGATTTAGATAAACTTCTAATGGTCACGATTGATATTGAGGTGCAGTGTGAGAATGGATTTCCTTCACCTACTGAGGCAGAAGAAGAGATGCTCTCAATCACAATCAAGAATCACCAGAACAAAAAGATTGTGGTGTGGGGTATTGGTAAATTTGAAACAGATCGTGAAGATGTAACTTACATTGAGTGCGAGAGTGAAGTCCATCTGTTCAAAGAGTTTCTTATATTCTGGGAGAAGCATCAGCCAGACATTATCACAGGATGGAATACAGAATTTTTTGATATTCCTTATCTCTGCAATCGTATCATCAAACTATTTGGTGAGGATGAGCTGAAACGTCTATCTCCTTGGGGTAGTGTCCAAGAAAGAGAAGTGTTTAAGATGGGACGCAATCACCAGACATATAACATACAAGGTGTTGCTGCTCTAGATTACTTTGATCTGTATCGCAAGTTTACCTATCAAGCACAAGAGTCCTATCGCCTTGACCACATTGCGAAGGTAGAACTGGGCGAGAGTAAAGATGGCAATCCCTATGACACATTTAGTGAATGGTATCAAAAAGATTTCCAATCGTTTATTGAATACAACATTCAAGACGTTGAGATTGTTGATAAGCTAGAAGATAAGATGAAACTGATTGAACTATGCTTAACTATGGCCTATGACGGTAAGGTTAATCATACAGATGTTCTTGGTTCTGTTCGTTATTGGGATGTTCTTATATATAATTATCTAAGAGAAAGAAACATAGTCATTCCACAAAAGAAAGTTTCTAAGAAAGCAGAACAGTTTGAGGGTGCATATGTAAAAGACCCACAGGTAGGTATGCACAAATGGATTATGTCTTTTGACCTTAACTCTTTGTATCCTCACCTTATAATGCAATACAATATATCACCAGAGACATTGCTGCCCAGTAATAAACAAGAGGGGTTAGTTGATAAGATTCTGGATGGTAAAGTTAGAAATGACACTGAATACAGCATGACGCCAAACGGTGCATTTTTTAGGAAGGACAAACGAGGTTTCCTTCCAGAGATTATGGAGAATATGTATAATGATCGTGTCAAATATAAAAAGCTTATGTTACAAGCTCAACAGGAGTATGAGGACACTAAGAAACCAAGCCTTCTCAAGGATATCTCACGGTATAACAACATTCAAATGGCAAAAAAGATATCCCTTAATAGTGCGTATGGTGCTATTGGGAATAATTGGTTTAGGTATTTCGATCTTATGGTCGCTACAGCAATTACTTCTAGCGGTCAGTTATCTATACGATGGATTGAGAAGGCTCTTAACATCTATCTCAACAAGATTGTTGGAACTGAAGAGGAAGATTATGTTATTGCAAGTGATACGGACAGCGTATACATATCTTTTGATACGCTTGTATCTAAATCTTTTAAAGACAGAAATCCTTCTACAGAGTCCATCGTCAATTTTCTGGATAAAATTGCCACTACTAAAATTGAACCATTCATTAACAAATCTTATCAATCACTTGCTGATACTGTCGGGGCGTATGAACAAAAGATGATCATGGCCCGTGAGGTTATCGCTGACAAGGGTATATGGACTGCAAAGAAGAGATACATTCTTAATGTTCACGATAGTGAGGGTGTAAGGTATAGTGAACCCAAATTAAAAATTATGGGAATCGAAGCAGTCAAAAGCTCAACGCCTGCACCATGCAGAGAGAAAATTAAGGAAGCATTGAAGATTATAATAAACGGTGATGAAAAGATGCTAAATACCTTTATACAAGAGTTTAGGGAAGAGTTCATGACGTTATCACCAGAAGAGATTGCATTTCCTCGTAGCTGTAATGGTGTGCAGAAGTTCACAGGAGAATCCAGTTTATTTGGTAAAGGCGCCCCCATGCACGTTAAGGGTGCAATATTGTATAATCATTTGGTGAAAGAGAATAAACTGTCTGGTAAGTATCCCTACATTCAAGAGGGTGATAAGGTAAAGTTTGTGAATATGAAACAGCCTAACATCTATACATCCAGTGCATTTTCTTTTATAACTTTCTTTCCAAAGGAACTTGACATACGAGACAGAATTGACTATGAGCTACAATTTACAAAGTCATTCGTAGAACCGATACGATTTATTACTGAGAAGATGAATTGGTTGATTGACAATAGTTATGGGACACAAGGCAGTTTAGAGGACTTTTTTAGCTAAATGGCCAAATTAGTTGTTGACAAACCCTAATACGCCTGTTATTATAAAGATAATGATGATGAAAACAACGAAAGATATTACTTTATGAAATACCAAATAATTAAAAAAACAATCAAACAATATGTAGATGCTTTTTATGCAAAGATAGATTGTCAACCAGTAGGTCAACGCCTCCCTGTGACACAAGGTGATGCACTATATGGCCCAAAGGCACAAGGAATCATTGGCTCTATTCTTGATGGCCAATTTTTTGGAACTATTACTCTTGTAAAAATTTCTGATACAGAACTATATGAGTTTGAATTTGAAATGGAATCTTTAGACGGTGGCCACCGCAAGCGTTTTGTGTTTGCTTACGTTGATAATCAGTTTCCTGTTCGCGGCAAACTTTTTGACCAGTTGACTAAAAAAGAACAGAAAGCATTTTTGGAAACAGAACTTCATTTTTGTATTTATGAACCACTTACAATTTTTATGAAAGGTAAAATCTTTCGTGATTTAAATACATCAACAGATGTAAACTTTATTGAGATGCTTAATTCATACGGTAACATTCCTGTTGCAAATTACATTCGTGAGACTGTTCGTGTTGTTCCACAGATTGCTAACTCTGAGCACCAGTTGTTTGAGATGGCAGAAACTTCACCACGTTATCTTGATTTTTCAAACAAGCGCTTGATTCATGATTTGATGTTTGCTCGTATTGTATATTGTTATACACAAGACGAATATTTGTGTGGAGCAGATGATTTTAATTTAGAAGATATGTATAATGACGAAACGATTGACGTTTCTGCACTAGAAGAAAAGTGTAAAGCACACTTGAACTTTCTACGCAAGATGGCAGTTGTACGCAAAGGCATCTTTTCAAAGGGACTTTCCATGCGAGAATTTAAGATGTTGTCTTATGTTTGGTTTTATTTGCAAGATACATATAAGAAGTTTACAATTAAAGATATGGACGCATTTTACGAATCTTTCAAGAAAGCATTTGATGTTATTTCTAACAACAAAGGTAAGTATGCAGCCATTCCAGTTGACTTACCTTGGGAAGAGCGTGCCATCAATGTTCAAGATGCATTTATTAAATATTTGGGTGCGCCTGGTGATACTAAGAAAACTGTTCAAACTATAAAGTATCTGTTGCAAGAATTTGATATTGAAAAAGTTATTACTCCTCTGGACAAGAAGCGTGCTTTCACAAAATTTGAAAAGGAACAAAAGCTGTCTGAACAGAATTTTCGTTGTGCAATTGATGGAGATCGCCTATCTTGGGATGATGCTCACGCTGCACACATTGATGCGTATATCAATGGAAATCCAACTGTATATTCAAACCTTGCAATGGTACGAAAAGAATATAACATTGACATGAAAACAATGTCAGTAAACGAATATAAAGAAATGAAAGATGCTGCTTAATAAATGATTGGTAAACTTCTAGCAGACCATATAAAAAACAACGTGCCAGATAGTGAGATTGCCGTCTTGCTATCTGGCGGCGTTGACAGTTTGAGTGTCGCATTTGCAGCTGCTGACTTAGGTAAGAGTATTCATGCGTATTCGTTTAGATTGGACACTGAAACTTCATATGATTTTGAAAAGGCAAAAGAAGTAGCTCAACAGTTTGGTTGGAAATTTACTGGTGTTGTAATACCAACAGGTAATTTGATAGAAGACTTTCATAGGTTGTCTAAGTTCTGTAAAAAGAAGAGCCATTACGAATGTTGTTACCCATTCCTGTATGTCTACCCTTTAATACAAGAAAAATATGTAATTTCTGGATGGGCTGCTGATGGTTTCTACGGAATCAGTAAGAAGGCTATATTAAATTACAAACACACACAAGAGCTCTTTGATGAGTTTAGAGATAATTATTTTAGGCCTGATATGCGAGCAGGTTATAATTGGCACAAGAAAATATCTGATGAGCATGGAAAAATATTTGTTACACCATACCTTGACGATAGAGTGAAACAATTTTTCTACAGCAAGAGCTGGGATGAGTTGAACAAACCACATCAAAAGCATCATGTAAGAGATGCGTTTGCTCAATTTAAATTAGTAAAAAATGTAAAAAGGCACTTGAATTTACAGATAGAATCTGGTATAGTAAGCTTGTTTGAAACATTAATTGATAACAAAGAAATAAACTTTAAGAGAAGAACAAGAGTGATGGATATTTGTAGAGATTGGAACGTGCTAAATAATACAAATACTTTAGAGGAGTTTTTTGTATGAGTTACAAACCATATAAGTTACAGGATGTATATGATGCATCTGCACAAAATAAGTTTAGAGTCATCTCCACTTTTGCT